AAAAACATTCTTGTTTTTTTTTTTCAAATCAAGACATGCTACTTTTGTAGGTCCTTTTCGGTGTACTCCCACTTTTCGTACCACTTGTCCCCGTACCCGGCACGCAGCATCACGACCTCGTCCTCGGAGAGGTAGCGAGGATGGAGTCCTGACTTGAGGCTCTCCACCACATAGGCCAGCGATTCCTCCATATTGATGGTGGACAAATCGACGGGAGACCCAGTATTTACGTTGAAGGATGAATGGAATTTTTCTCCGAATCGCTTGTAGGCTGCCTGGTTCTCCTCGGGAACCTGTTCCATGAATTTAGAACGGAGTGTATCAAACATCTCCATCGCCGTCTGCGTCTTTTTGGGTTGCGGGGTGGCTTGTTTGTCAGACATTTTTTATTTCTCCCAGTCACACGCCCTTAAATACTATTTTTTTCATATATCATAGTCGTGGTAGGCCTGGAGGTAGCTCTGCGTGGCGTTGGGGGACAGGGGGAAGGGCTCGCTGGTGACACGTTCGACATCGCTGCGAAAGTTTTGTATCGTCACGTCGTACTTTGTTTTCAGGGGGCCGATGCGGTGGTCCTTGTACACGTTGGACAGCATCTTGACGTCTTCGTCGAGGGTCATGTCCATGAGGAATGACATGACCCAGTCACCCAGCACCGAAAATTCGGGAACGTACGGGTCGGCCCAGAAATTGCGGTACACCTTCCAGAAAAGAAGGGTCTCGTTCTCTGAGATGGGGAGGCTGCGCGTGAATATCGTCTTGATGACAGGTCCCGCGACCACCCGGGTGACCGTGTTGGTCGGAAGGTGGTACTCGTTCTGCACCACGACCTTGGACACACGGCCCACCTTGCCTGAAATGGTCATGTCCCGGGGCTGGTACAAAAACTCGGTCCTCCCGCTGTTTTTTGTCAACCGCCGCGACTTTATGGCGTAGGGGAGGGGGGAGAAGCTGTTTCCAAAGCTATGAACATAGCTAATGTGCAACATGTCCAACAGGTTCTCACACACGGTCATGTAGTTCTGGCTAATCACACGGGAACCCTCCACCGACCTGAAATTGCTGTCGTATTCCTCGGGTGGAAAAAAGGGCTCGGGGATTGCGGGGTTCTGGAGGGTGATGGGGGACAGGAAAAGCATCCCGTTTTTTTCCAACGTGGGATAGACCGGGAGCTTTGTCCGGGATTTAAAGGCCGGTGGGGCCGTCATGGGGTTGGGTATCTTGCAGAACATGCCTGAACAAAACTCAAAGCCGTGGTAGGGGCACTGCAGGTTTCCCATCTCATTTACCGACCCCTTGGAAAGCGACGCGCCCTGGTGCGGGCAAATGTCGGTATGCACGATGTAGCTCCCGTTCTTGTTGTCATAACACACCAGAGGATGCCCAAACACCTCGATTTTCGAGATTGGGTTCTTGACAAGACCCTCTACTGACGAAATGGGGTAATAAAAAGGCATCGCATTCTTGTCCAGGATGGTAAACGCCGCAGAAACACGGAGAATTGTCGTAAAAAGCATGAAAATTTGTTTTGACAATAGTCTTGTCTTTAAATAGGTTTTATAATTCAGCGTTGAAAAAAAAAATATTGAATAATGTTCCGATTATCACCACCCAACTGCGGCGAGTGGGTCCTTCAATAAATTGTATAAAAAAAAGTTTAAACGTTTGTTTATATTCGTATAAACAAAATGACATCCTGTGTATTCACAAACGATGATAACGTTTCCATCTTATTATTCGAGCATCCTTTTACCAACCAATTCAGAGGTCGAGATAATCATGAAGTATTATTTCGAAAAATCAACACCTTTTTAATCAAACACAACATCATCCGAAACAATATTATCGACCTGGGGGCGTGGATGGGTGATAACAGCATCCCTTGGGCAAAAAATATCGAGGGAACCGTGTATGCGATCGACCCCTCACCATCAAACTGCGATTTTATAACAAAAATGTGTGAATTAAATACCATCAAAAATGTCAAGGTGCTACAACACGCCATTAGCAATACCAACGAATTATTAGGGACGAATGAGAGTATCAATCACTGCTCATTTGTATATGGAAATGTAGATACATTAACCGCGAATGTTCAGGTACACGCCGTTTCGTTGGACCACCTTTATGAGAACAAGATTATCGAGAATATTGGATATATTCATCTGGATGTAGAAGGCATGGAATATAAAGTACTGGAAGGAAGTCGTCGTATTATAGAGGTGTGCAGGCCTATCATATCCTTTGAACAGCATCTAGAGATTGATGATTATAATGTTATATTAACCTATTTAACAAACCTGGATTACAAGGTTTTTTTGGTGGACGAGGTATTACCCGGTTGCCGGCATGATTGTCGGAATTCGTTTGCCTTTCCAAATGAGATTTATAACGAAGAATTGATGAAAAATTTGAATCATTTTATAGGAAAAACGATATTGATTCCTAAATAATAAAATGAGATTCTACCTGTTTGTGGTCCCGTTCCTGTTGTGGAGGAAGGACTCGAGGTTCTGTACCCAGCATCTGGACTGTCCCCGCCATCAGTACTGCCGTCGCCTGTTGTTCCACGAGAAAGGCCCAGGGGTCTGCCGCGATTTTCCTCTGAAACCCGTGCCGATTCCCATAACACCACACACGCCTTGGAAATAATTATTTAAAGAACGTTCTTTAAATATGTTAAGGGTTCTGCTTTACATGCGGAAAGATTTCCCGCATTCGACGCATCGGACAAAGACGGTGGCAGACTCGTCGGCCCGTCTCGTCTGTTTGCTAAAGGAAAAGGTTTTTTTGCTCCCGCACCGCGAGCACTGGATCACGCCTTCTTCTAGCTCGGGGGGATTGGTCAGAAACGCATCGTATTCATTCTGCTGGTCTTCGTACTGCTGGAAATCGGGGTGCTTCCAACCCACGTGGTTCTGTTTGATGCTGGTAACAATATCCTCGAGCTTGGGGCTCGCAAGATAATCTGCAAACACCTCGTACACGAGATAATTGGCGTACCGGGTGTCTTGTCCCGACAGTTTCCACAGCGTCTTGGCGATGTTGGCCCGATTGATGGGTTTCTTGACAAACGACGACAGGATAATGTCAGTGTCTTCCAAAAACGTTTCCATGCTTTGAAAAAAAGAATTAAAAAAAATAGAAACATCATTTTTCAAGAAAACGGCCGAGGTGTTTCTTGAAAAATATATACAGCAAGACACGGCGCGGTGAAAACTCTTCTCCGTGCATCCGGTCGATGGCCACCCATCGCGTATATTCATGAAAAAAAGGCTGTCCAACGTACCTCATGAGGACCCATCGGAAATTATGCATCACCGTTTCCATTTTTTATCCCTATATATACAAATGAAAAAGAAATCGTACAAGAAACTACACGAAACCTGGGTAGAAAAAGAATCCTACCAGGCACCCATCACGATGCCCTACCCGGAATGGGCTGACTATGTCGCCGAGGGAAAAAACACGCTCTACGGGGACGCCATCGTCCCTTCCGGGACCACTGACGACGGCGCGGTGGTGGTGGGCCATGTCCGGCAGAACCCCTTTACCGCAGGGATGGGGTATCCTTACCCTTACACATAAAAGCTGGGAATCTTGGAAACGTCACGCCCAAAATCCTTGAGAAAGACGTCCACCATCGTATTGGTGACTTCAACCGGGAACGCGAGAGGAAAGTATTTCTCGGGAAGCATAAACGAGCACGACAGCTTGTTTTGGTTCGTGACGAGGAAATAGACCTTGTTGATCATGTCCTTGACCGCCTTTTCGAGGTTGCGGGTCCCCTTTTCTTCACCACACACCTTTTGGACGAGATACCGGACAACCTCGTCCGTGAGAACAAGGTCGTTCTTCGTCTTGCCGATGTTGACGAGGTTCTTGGGAAACAAATAGTCCGAGGCGATGCGGACCTTTTCCTTTTCAGAATACCCATCGACATGAATCGAGTAAATCCGGTCCTTGAGGGCCTTGTCGCGGGGGAGGTCGTTCATCGAGTAGATGAACCAAATGGACGACAGGTCGATGGTCAGCTCGTTGAAGAAATTGTCACGAAAGCCGCTGTTTTGAGAAAAGTCTGTAATGTGCAGCAGGCTCGAAGTAATCTCTGAGTTCTCGCTAACCTTTTCGTACTCGTCAAAAAAGATGATGCCGTTCTTGTACCCCATCCGGGACACGCACCGCGCAATCTCTCCTGGTCGTGACCCCACGTACGTGAAATCAAACCCCTTGATGAAATCGGCGTGTTGCACACCTCCAAATGAAACCTGCTCAAAGGGAAACTCCATCACCTTGGCGAGGCACCGGGCGATGGAGGTGTTGTGGGTGATGGTGAAATCCTTGAGGAGGAACCGGTGGTTTTGGCTCACAATAAACCCGACATAGTCGCCCACCCCCTGTTTCAGCACCTGGATGCCGTACGTCACGAGACCCGGGGTAGGTGCTTTCCCTGTACCGTCCAACATCTCGAGCGGGTCCGAGAGGGTAATGGTATGGTCCTTGGTCCTCGTGGCGTACAGGCCGAGGGACCGTATCAGGTACATCATGTCCTCGACGCGCTGTCGGGGAAGAAAGATGTAATACGTGAGGTCGTAGCGGACACCAGCGGCATCCGCCACACCCCTCAAGAACTCGAGCCGTGTCGTCGCGTCATTCTTCTTGTACTCGTCAGGAATGTGGTGGAGGCTCGTTCCCAGAAAGGACGCCAGGTCCTTGTCGATGATTTCATGCTCCCCATCACCGTCCGACGCCTCGACCAAAAAGGAGGGAGTGTCCGGTCCAAACAACCCCGGTGGCAAATGGAAACGATTGGGTCCCGCCTGGCATGCCCACAATCGACCCATCATCCTCACGGGAACCCGGGGAAAAGACAGCTTGCGGTAAGGAAACCTCACACCCGCCTTGACACCGCAGTACTCCTCCCTCCGGACCCGGGAAAGGTTTAGGTAATCCGAGATGGAAATGTCACGGAGCGACCCTGATTTGTTGTGGTACAGGGTAAGGATGTGACTGCTGTTGACCGTATAGGGGTCCCCGTTCTGCTGTACCACCTTGTACATTTGCTGTCGTCCCCGGCACATGCTCTCGATGACACGGGGCTCTGAATCGTCCCCCATCAAACAGTCTCCCACCTTGAGGTTCATGGCCCTCTGAATGCTCCCATCGTGCAAGAGCACCTCGGTCATGGGGTCCAGGCACTTGCCCACCCCCGGTTCGCCCACCAACCCCAGGCAGCACCCCTTCATGTCAGGGTTCATAATCTTTCCGTGGATAAAGAGCATGAGCTGCTCCTTGACCTTGTCCATGCCGTAGAGCTCCTCATCAAACACCTTGCGGACGGCGACCAGCTGGCTCGTCACATCATCAAACTTGGGGTAGCTCTTGATGCGGTCAAAGGGAAGCGTGAGGGCCTGCTTCAGCCACCCCTTGAGCTTGTAGAATTCTTCGTCCATGTCCTCCTTTTCACGAAGCTCGGTGTATTTTCTGTAAAGGACCTGTTTCTGGTCGTCCGAGGTCTCGAGGCGCAGGATAGAGTACTGGAGGTCGGCAAGGTCGTTGTGGTTATGAATATCCTCAAAGGCCTTGACCTCTTTCCTGTGCTTCTTGTACTCCAGGTACTCCTTCTTGTAGCTCTCAAACATTTGAAACACCTGCCTCCGGAGGACCATCCTCTCTTCTGACATCGGCATGCTGTTCTCATAGACCAGGAACCACTCCATGAGCTCTGCCTTGTGCTTCTTGCGAAGCTTGGCATGAAGGATGGTTTCCAGCGACGGTGAATTCTGCTTGATATACTCGATAATCTTTTCGGCCTTTCTACGGAGCTTGTGGTTCTCCATGATCGAGGCGGGGAGGTCGAATTCGTCATTCTCATCCTCCTCGCTTTCTTCGTCCTCCTCCTCGACTGAGGAATCCGAAGCCTCGTTGCTTTCTTTTTCCTCTTCTTCATGACCGTCGTTGTTTTCGTTGGAATCCTGAATTTCTACCGTCGGCTTCTTTTTGAGGATGGTTTTGGGTGCAAACGTAATGACAAAGTTCCGCCGAAAGGTCTTTCTGGGCGGCTTTTCCTCCCCGTCATTCCCATCCTCGCCATGAATCGCAATTTTTCGAGAACGTGTCACTACCATGATATTTGGTTTATAGGGCAGCATAATATTAAATGCCTTTTTTCATTTTTTCAACAAAAAATGAAAATCACCACGGGTCTTTAGTCTAAACATAAATGGTACGATTACTGACACACCAAGAAATCGAGAGGATCCTCGAGGGGGCCCACGAGCACGTCCCTGCTTTTTTGCCGATGGAGATGCGCGATAAATTCCTTTCCAACATCCTCAACCCGTTGAGGGAAAAGCTCGCGCGTGCCGAGGTGGTAGAGCATCCTCAGACGGTGGAAAAGCTCCGAGAAGCCGTCCAGGAGAGCATACAGCGGTCGGTCGCACAAGCCGGGGAAGGGGTGGGCGTCGTCTGCGCACAGAGCATCGGGGAGCGCCAGACCCAGCTGACCCTTAATTCGTTTCATCAGTCAGGCCTCGCAGTGGCCACCGTGGTGACGGGTGTTCCCCGGTTCCTGGAGCTCTTAAACGCCACCAAAGACCCCAAGATGTCTTCAAACCAGTTCCGGCTGACCAAGACTGTTCAAAACCCCAAGAGCATGCGAAACATCCTCGGGCATAGCATCGTTCATGTGAGCTTCCAGGACCTCGTGGTCCGGGATTCCGTCCATCAAGAAAAGGAAGAAGAGGTGTGGTACGGGGCGTTTGAAACCGTGTACTCGAACCAGTTTCGAGAGTACCAGGCATGCCTCTCCTTCCACGTGGACATGAAAAAAATCCATCAGTACGGCATCGACCCCACCATGATTGCAGAAAAACTCGAGGCCCAGTTCTCGGACATTTGCTGCGTGTTTTCTCCGATCCATATCGGTCAGTTTGACGTGTTTGTCGACACGACCCACGTCACCCTTCCTGAATCCGCACCCTCCTTTCTCACCAAGGAAAATTACATCCGGATATACCTCGAGGACATCGTCAAGGTCAAGCTTTTCGAGGTCAAGGTCTGCGGCCTCCAGGGGATACGCAATCTTCATACCCTCAAGGACGATAATGGTTTCTATGTCGAAACCGAGGGTAGCAATCTCGAGGGCCTCATCTCGCTGCCATTTGTGGACATTTCGAGCGTGCGGAGCAACAACATGTGGGACATCTATCGCATCATGGGCATCGAAGCCACCCGAGAATTCCTTATCGAGGAATTCACCATGATTGTCTCGTCTGACGGGACCTTTATCAACCCCTCGCACATTCTTCTCCTGGTGGATATTATGACCCACCACGGGACCATCAATTCCATCTCGAGGTATGGTCTCAAGAAGGAACAGGTCGGGGTGCTCAGCCGGTCCTCGTTTGAGGAATCCCTCGACCATTTCTGCAACGCCGGGTTCTACGCCGAAAAAGAACCCGTCAAGGCGGTATCTGCTGCGATTATGTGCGGGAAGCGGTCCAAGGTCGGTTCCGGGCTCTGCTCACTCCTCATGGACTGGAAAACCATCATCGAGAGGGAGACGGAGAAGGAGCGGGCAGGTAGAGAGGAAACAGGTCTGAATAGTGGTCCTTCTTGTTGAAATTCGCGTGGAACGCATAGTACATATACTCGATACCAGGCATGAGATTGGTGATGACGGT